TATCATTAAATGCCCGGAAGCTGAAACTATCCTCTATGATGCTCGACACAAGATTCCAGATGTTGCTGGTCCCGGGAAGGCACAATACAATAAGCGAAAGAAAGTTTCGATAGAACGTTGTGAAGCCTTTATTCGTAGTGGACTGACGAACGCACACTGGCTCGAAACATTTCAAAAGTCTAAAAAGAAAGATGACTTGGCGGACACTGTCATGCAGGCACTGTCATTTGTAAATAGGAAGGAGGTATTACCAGCTTCACAAAAGAAGAAGTCTACAAAGTTGGTGGCTCGGAAACCAAACGAGAATCAAAAAATGACAAAGTATTCCAAGTGTAATTTAGCATGGATTTATCTAAACAAAGTTGAATGTGAAGTTCTTGAAAATAATAAAAGATTCATGAAAGATTTAAAAAGATATTACAGAGACCTAAGTGAGTTGATTAAAGATATAAAGTAAGTATATATAAATGAGTTTCACAATCCGAATGTCCGCCCCCATCAACAAACCAAACCTTGACAAGGTTATCAAGAGTAACAAGCGTCTCAAAACTGCCTTTCATTCCCAGAAGAATAAAAGATTAAACCATCGTGTAGCCCTCGATGAGCTCGATACATTCATGGAACTTGTGGATGATGCCATGGATGCCATGAATGAGACAAAAGTTGATATCGAAAAAACACAAGAAAAGTTGTATAAACTTTATGATTTTTGTGGTGAGGTTCCACTAGATGATCGTTGTGATTATTAAAGATTTGAACGGATAGATATACACAATGAAGAAAGTCTTGGATCATGGATTTGTAGAACTCGTCGATCACATGCCCCAAGAAAATTTAGATAAGGCTATCGTTGATGGTGCCCGTGTAAGTTATCAAACGGGTACCAAGACTACTCGAGGTGATCGTGGTCTCATACGATATCTCGTACGTAACTGGCATACTTCCCCTCTAGAATTGGTAGTCTTCAAATTTCGTATCAAGGCACCCCTTTACATTGCTCGTCAGTGGCTGAGACATCGAACCGCATCCGTAAATGAAATGTCCGCCAGGTATTCTATTGTTGATGAGGAGTATTACGAACCAGAAGTCCTCCGCGGACAGTCTGCTGTAAATCATCAAGGATCAGAAGGTATTGTGGAACTTGATAGTGAATTGAGTGAACTCGTTTCCAAAAATTATAAATGCAGTTTCAAGATTTATCAGGAGTTACTTGACAAGGGTGTCTGTAGGGAACAAGCTCGTGGTGTCTTGCCACAATCCACATATACATCTTTCGTGTGGAAAATGGACCTTCACAATCTCATGCATTTCTTACAATTGAGAATGGACCATCACGCTCAAAAGGAGATCCGGGACTATGCCACTGCTATATATGAACTCGTTCAACCTCTGGTACCCCACTCTATGGAGGCATTCATGGATTTCCGTGTAAATTCCATGCAACTCACTGGTCCCGAAATAGAAGCTATAAACACTGGTAAAGAGATTGAATCCCCGGGTGAACGGAGGGAGTTTGAAGATAAATTAAAACGGTTAAAAATTAAATGTCCTTGAAATATAACAAACACTATGTCAGCTATTTATGCACCAGTCGTATTCGCCGCTAAAAACAAAAACAAGGGGTTCAAAAAACTGAGTAAGAAGATCCAAAGGGAACGTGACACCGACGTGGATAAGATCAAAGAGAAGGTCTCTGAAATTTTCCGCGATGAGCAGCGTCGTATGAAGGGATACCTTCAGGAACATGACAAGTTAGTCAAGAAGGATGAAGCTCCCAAGAAGAGTGGTAAAAAATCTATCGACTTTTACGAAAAGTAAACCACAAAGTACATAAGACAAAAAACATAGCCAGGGGTTGATTATCCCCAAACCTCTCAGCCAGTAGAGCGCAAACCACGCTGTACTGAACGACCCTAATTTCCTGTTGCGTTTTAACCATCGAGCGTTTCATAGAACCCCTAGACTTTTGTAACCCCATAACAGCTGTATTTATTTTACCAATCGTCCCAGGAATCTCTGTAGTCTTCATAAATATATCCCCAATATCTACCGACTCCAAGAATTGTTGCTGGATGAGGGGTTCCAGGTACGTGAAGTAGTTGAAGTCTGGGTCCAATTTGAGACAAATACCTTCAATGATGGAAAAGGACTTTGCTAGGTATACAAAGCTTGTTGGTACAACGAAGGGTTTTTCCATCGCGAGTTGGACAGCTAGCTCATCATTCATGATTTTAGAACTATCTAGAGTCTCCAGGTATCCCAAAATAGTTTCAAAGAATACTTCAATGTCAGAAATATCAGAGGTTGTTGGCACGATGACACCTAATTTGATTAGAGTGTCGACTATACCAGCTGTGTCACGAGTGATTATAAAACCAAATAGGGACTTGAATCCATCCCTCAACTCATCGGATAGATTTACAAGTAGTCCAAAATCATAAAATACAAGCTTCCCATTGGATGAAAATCCTAAATTCCCTGGGTGTGGATCTGCGTGAAAGAAACCATTGTCCATTGTTTGGATGACATATGCATTAATGAGTGCTTCACATATCTTCTTCTTATTCACTTTGGAGTCGGTAATCTCTGTGAGTTTTGTTGAGGGTACATATTCCATTACAATCATGTCATCATTCGAGTACTTCTTATAGACTTTAGGAACCTTGACCCAGTCAACATCTCGCATACCCTTTTTGAACTTGATGGCATTATTAATTTCTTGTTTGTAATCTGTTTCACCTAGGAGATACTCGATAGACTCATCGAGGACTAAACCAGAACTATTCCCTGTGTCAATACCAACCTTTTCTAAAAATTCTACAATTTCCCTAACATTATCTGTATCTTCCTTCATAATGTCTATGATTCCAGGTCTTTTTACTTTTACAACAACCTTTTTTCCATTATGTAGGACAGCCATATGTACCTGACCAATACTTGCAGATTTGAATGGTACCAGGTCAAACTCTTTGAATATGCTTTGATCTACAACATCATGTATTTCCACGGGAGGGACATTGTCTTGGAGAGATTCCAACTCCTTTGTAAATTCGGGTGGGTATAGATCTCCTCTCGTCGAAGCAATTTGACCTAGTTTTACAAATGTTGGACCAAGATCGAGGAGTTCATCTTTCGTCCATCGACCCAATTCAGCTTTATCTTTTACAAATGTGTTTTTCCACAGGAATTTACCAGCAAACTTCCATGTTTTAAGCTTCTGTTTCGGTGGTATTTTAACGCGTGAAGACGCACACACATTATTTTGATTGAGTATTGACCACATCCTATAATAACCCCAGGAATTATTCTGTAAGTTAAATATAGAATGAAGATTCATATCGTTGGAGCGGGACCAACAGGAATGTCACTAGCATGGGAACTACTCAAGTCAGGGGACCATGAAGTCACGATTTATGACAAAAAAATCTCAGCGGGAGGGTCTTGGTGGGAACCTGAAATAGGGACCCGGGATCTTCACGCACATAGAATATTATTTGATCGCGCGTTTATAAACACAAGATCTCTTTTAAAAGAAATGAATATTGAATGGAGTGAAATGTTTGAATCCGTAGAAAAAATGAGTGTTTTGAAATATGCGTTTGAATGTTTTACTCTAAGAGATTATGTTACACTCACATCTCTATTTTCGGCTGTACTCTTACAACCCAAAAAGTATTTGGGTATATCTCTAAAAGACGCAGTAGGGTTTCTAAGTAAGAAAGGTAGCGATTACATCGAACACTTACCACTTATAATGGACGGTGTCACGTGGGATGTCATGACAGCGTACGAATTTGTAACAAACTTAGATCACACTATCATGTCCGAAATGTATACACAAAAAGTTTCCGGTAAAGTGATGTGTGATGCAATGGAAGAAGCTCTTCTCAATGCTGGTGCAAACTTTGTTTTCGGTACAGAACTCATAGATGTTAAATATGGTAAAAAGGATTTCGTCGCGAAATTCTCGGATGAAAGAGTTGTAGAAGATGGATTACTCTTTTTATGTCTAGATAATAGCCCAGCTTTGAAACTTTTAGGAGACAACTGGGGACCCGATGCAGATAAAAAACTCCGAGCGAGTACATACGGTGCTATCAATGTTCTCCTTGATTATGATGAACCAGTTAATTTAAAAACAGATGTGGAAATTGCAATCGAAACAAAATGGAACTTACAACCTAAGGTTCTACATGGTAGTAATACAGTCTCATGTGTTATATGTGATCTCAGTAAAGAGGTATTGAATTCTGATCCAGATACAATCAAACAAGAGGTAATCAAACAACTTGGATTGTCACACCCCGTATCATCAAGAATTGGTTGGGGTGCAGAATGGAAAAATAACAAATGGAACTTTTCACAATCATCTGGTGTACTCAGTCTTCACGGGCAATTGCCTTTCTTTGGTAAATGTCGTACTGTAGCTATGTGTGGTATGATGTCACCAAGAAACACACCATATTCGAGCATTGAATCATCCGTAGAAGTTTCGCGGTCTTTGAGTAATTTGTGCTTCGGTACAAGAAAACCACTCAAACCTAGACTCGTCACAGATGTTCTTAAATGTATTATTGTGTTACTTATAGTTTTACTTTTAGTTAAATATAGATGAAGGTTGTAGCTAAAGTATACGAACCATTTTACGAACATAATGATAAAAAGTATATACGATTCATTGTTCCTGAAAAGAATGCGGGTATAATCGAACTTACACATGCATATAAAACGCATGTTCTCTTA